GCAATAATATTTTTTCCATAAGTTTTGGTTGTATTATTTTGCCAAATAGTGGAATTGTATTGTATCTGGCAGTAATGGCATCAAATACACCTTCAACAAGTGTAATCGGTTCTTCCCAATTTATGAAACTTTCAAAACCAATAACATCCTTGCTCCACTTTGGATTTTTGTATTTTAATGTATCTTCTTCAAAAATAGAACGAGAAACAAAAAAGTTTAGATTGAAATTGTCATCGTAAGATGGAACAACAATTCTACCAGAATAATTGCCGTTAGGACAATACCCAATCCCATAGCGCAATATATCAGTTCTACCGATTCCTCTTGATTTCAAATAATTCAATGCCTGTTTAATTTGCATTTTTATCTGAATATCTTTTATAGTTGGAAATTTGTATAGACTGATAAATTCTTTTGGTAAAACCAATTCTTCTTTTGTTTCTTTGTTATTCTGAATGTATAGGTTTTTTGTTTTGAGGATTTTATTTAGGTCATCTAGGTATTGTTTACCGGCTTTTACTTTTTTGAATAGGGATATTATACTTCTACCTTTGGCATTGCTAACCCAACAATGCCATGGGTTTTCCCTATTGTTATTTACTGTTAAATCAATCTCTAATTTTGGTTTGTAGTGACTGATAAAAGGTGAGAAGAACGAATAGTTGTTGCCAGATGTTCGTCTACCTTTACCGAGAACTTTTTCTACAAGTGATAATAAATCGTAGTTAATCATAAAACGCACTTTATGTAAAATAATAATTGTCACAAATATAGTAAAAATTTGTGACAATTACAAGCATTTTATTATTTAAATATATCCTTTCCTACCATCCAACCACTTTTAATCTGTTTAACTTGAAATCCCATTTTTGATGCAATTTTAGGAGCTATCATTGAATGGAGTTGCCCTGATACCGGACGTTTAGATGATTGAAAATATACATATTCCACTCTATCTGCTTTAAGTTTAGCAGCAAGAATATCTACAAACATATTTGAAACTTTTGATATTGTAGATGAATCCAATTTTCCACGCCCCTTTGTTTTTGTATCATAACATAGACATACATAACCATAATCATCAAATTTGGATTCAGATGTTTTATCTTTCCATAAAGTATCAAGTAGTTGTTTGTCTGCAGGTGTAATATAGTCTAATGGGAGATTCCCAATCTTTATTCTAAAATTTTTGCCATCTGGACCAAGAAATATGCCGTTGAAGCCGTCTACCATTGGATCGGTTTCCCATTTTATGTCTCCTTCTACGGCTTCTGTTAATATGTCTTTAAGTTTCAGCATATGTTTTCTCTCACTTCAATTTAGAAAAATTATTGTAGTTTGTAATTGTCACAAATTTTTATTATATTTGTGACAATTACAAGCATTTTATTATTTAAATGAATCTTTTCCTACCACCCATCCAGTTTTAATTTGTTTAACTTGAAGTCCCAATTTTGATGCAATTTTAGGAACTATAATTGCATGGATTTTTTTTGTTATTGGTCTTTTAGATTGAAAATATACATATTGTATTCTTTTTGATCTAAATCTATCAACAAGAATATTTACGAACATTTCTGAAACTTTTGATATAGTAGATGAATCTAAATTACCATGCCCCCTTGATTCAGAATCATAACATACACACGCATAACCATTATCGTCAAAATCGGAATAAGATGTGTCATCTTTCCATAAGGTGTCAAGTAGTTTCGTGTCACCTTTTGACATATAATCCATGGGCACTGCTGCCATGTCTAAACCAAATTTTGCTCCATTTGGACCAACAAATTTGGCTTTGAAAACATCTAATGTGCCTGACCATTTTACTTGTCCTGCATCAGCTTCTGTTAATAAGTTTTTAATTTTTCCCACACCCTCTCTCTCTAATTAAATTAAAAAAAAATATTATAGTTTACAATAAATATATCTTAAATGCAAATTTCTAACCATTCTCTCGGTATTTCTTTTTTTGCCCACAACCAACCTTTTTTGTCACAGTATTGGGCATAAGTTGTTTTACTACCTTTGTATAACTTTGCATTTGGATTTTGAAACACAAAACGAATATCTATATCTGGATATTGTTCAAATAGTAAATCGAATTTTAGTCTGTCTGTCTTTACCCATCTACCCTTTGTTTCAATATACATTTTTTTACCACCACTTTTTATCATCACAAAATCTGGAGTGTATTTGTGTTTTGTTTCTGGTTGTATGTATGGTAATTTTTCTGTTTCATAACCAAAAATTTTATTGGATTCTTTCAATAATTCATTTATATTTTCTTCCAATCCACTACGGAATCCGTGTTTTATTGCAACTTGATTTCTACGCATTTACATATCAAACCTTATGATAACATTAATATCTATATCTTTTCTTTTTTTAAGTGGTGTTGCTAACTTAGCAATAGCAACCAAATCATTGTTATTATTATACAATCCAATACTTGTTATGTATGGTGAAAATGAAGAACCGGTTACAAATGGTTTTACATTGTATTTCTTATTGTATTTTACCATAGAAGTCTGATTTTGTGTATTATTAAATTCACCTCTTGGTATTTTACAAACAACCTCATGCTCATATAAAGTCGTTGTTGTCTTGAAAGAAGACTCAAATCCGTATTCTAAATTTTCATAATCAAATCTTCCATTTTTTCCTAACAATAAATTTTTATATTTTGGTCTTGGATCAGAAATTGATATTATACCAATATCATAAAATATATTTCCGATTTGATCCGTTTGATAAGCATAACCGTTTTCAAAACTATTATCACCCAATCCTTGAATTTGATTCTCGTTTAATGGTTTGCTATAAATTCGTATTTCATCTAATTTTCCATAGTAAAAATTATTGTTCGTACCATTTCCACCAATATAAAAATTATTATCGTTTTGTATATTATCATTAATTATTTTTGTTTCATAAGCAACTCGTTCACCATTTAACCAAATTTCATAATCATTATTATTTTTTTGACAAACTACATGATTCCAAACACTCGATGAAATTTCAGGACTTATCAGTTCTACGGTTTGTACTCCAGAAGATTGTTTAAAACTTATTGTATTTGGATTGTTTGAGTTTAAGTTGTTTAATTCTATATCAAATGGATATTGTGATGATACAATATTTGAATCAATAGAAAATGTTTTAACACCATTGTTTGAAATATCTGTCATTTTTACAGTTTTTTTATCAAACAACGGATTTGATTTTGAGTTCTGAACGGATTGTGTTGGTGGTATGTTTATCCAAAAACTAAAAGCAAAATTAAATTCGTTTGGAAAATTAAACAACTCAGAATTTTCAACATTTAAATATGATTCTGAAAAATGCGCACATACACCCGAAGTATCGGCGCCTTCCGTTGTTAATATACCAGGATGGTATGATATTTTTTTTGGATTTACTATTTGTAGTTTATTTAAATTATTAGAGTAATCTAAAACATAATTTAGTTTTTTATTTAATAGATTATATTCTCTATATTTTTCATTGAACCCAACGTATAATAAATTATGATCCTTACCTGCAAATTTGGTTTTATCAAATGTTGTATCTATTATATTACCAAAACCATCATCAATAATATCAAATGCTAATATGTTCTCGTTATTAAAATTTGATAATTTAAAAGTACCCTTTTGTACACCTTCACCATAAAAAGTTCTTGGCAACAATAATACAGATCCCGTTTCTGACAAATAACTATTCGAATCATAATCTGTAATTGTTGCTGAATGTCTGTTTTTATCATAATCTTTGTAAAAATTATGATCCATGTAATACCAAATTAATTTTGGATCAATAGTTTGATATTCAAAATTATTTGAATAAAGTGAAGATGAAACATTTAAAACATTTCCAAAATATTTGTAATTTTCTGGATAATAAAATCTAAAAACACCAATTTCTTTTCCATCAACATTTGTAAATCTTGAAGTTGGTTGTACTGTTATTTCGGTTGTTCCCAACTGTTGAATCCATGCATATATCATTGCACTAAAAGTTGATGAAGCATTTCCCCATACAATATCCACCTCTTCCTGAGTTGCATCTGAAGGTCGGATTACATCATCTGAAGAATAATACCAAGTTTTATTTGCAACAAATGGTCTTACGTTGTAATCACCATTTCGCAATTTTTTCATAAAAATATTTATACCCGGTGTATTCATTAATTTGTTCTAACTTTTATATTAAAAATGTATTCGTGTGCACTATCTTTTAATAGTGGTTTTCTTAATTTAGCAACAGCCAATAGTTCTCTTTCGTTATTGTATAATCCAATAGTTGTTATGTATGTTTTAGATGTTGCATTTACAATATCATAGTAAAATTTTCTATCAGACCCACTAACATATGTATAATTATTTGTATAATTAAATTGATTTCTATAAATTCTACAAAAGAAATTTAAATCGGAATATAATTCTGCAGATCTACAATACCAATATTCGTGATTAGTTCTTACATTATTTGGTGAGACTGAACCACTTATTGATATAAATAATTTATTCATATTATCACCATCTACCGATGCAGTTACGGTATTGAAGGAACATGAATAATCTAGCGTTTTTCCATCTAATATAACAAGACCCTTGTTTGGAAAAACAAGTCCCCATATATCCAAATTATCATCTTCTGCAAGTCCTTGTTGTATTGTACCCTCAACCAACGAATAATATTCATTAATATCGTATGTTATATCGTTATAGGTTTTTGTTATTCTACTATCATCAATTAAGGTGAATATCTTGTTTGAATTTTGATCGGAATTAAAATTACTTCCCGTGTTTACTGTTTGATCTGGATTTGATTGTAGTGGTGATAAAGAAATTTGAAAAGTTGTATTATCTAATCTATCCTTAAATGCACTTCTTTCAAATTCTATAGCATAAAAATATTCACTTTTTTTTCCATTTTTAAATGTTAATACATCTTCATTGCCAAAACAATCTGCCATGTATTTTTTATACATTACTTTTGCAGGATATAACTCTGTTTTATTTTTTACAAAAGTTGCACCCAAACCATCTTTATGTGCATATGATATATTAAATATTTTTGAAAATTTA